AGCTCCCCCTGGGTCGGCTCACGGTGAACGGCCTCCAGGCCCACATCCCCCCTGACCACGGCGTACACGACACGGACCTGCCCCTCGATCTGCCAGACGGAGCCCGGCCGGTAGTCCGGCCGGTAGTCCGGCCGGTAGTCCAGAGGGCTGCTGAAGGTCTCCACCGGGAGGCCCGTGGCGTCGTCGGGGTACCGCACGTCGAGAAGCAGGGCCCACTCCGGCACCTCACCCCGACGACGGATCGGCAGCTCGGGGGGCAAGGTGAGGCTCACACACACGGCGCACACGCATGCGTCGGGGTGCACGGTGACGGGTCCGATGCTGCGGCCACTGATCCAGGCGGGGAGAAGGCGGGGAGGCATACCCCGATGTACACCGGGGGTTCCTGCTAGGGCTGCTTTGCGGCGAGAGTCGTTCCGGTGTATGGGGGATCCCGTGGCTCTCCTCATCGGTCTCCTTCTCGGCTTCATCTTCGGTGCGGTCCTCGTGGAGGTCACGCACGACATCCGCAGGCGGAGAGACGAGCGCCGTCCCCTGTCCCTCCGCGTCTGGGAGATGGCCCGGAAGGAAGCGCTGCGCAACGCCGAGGCGAACATCAAGCTGATGGACGCCTGCCCCGAGTCCGCCGTCGAGCAGGGCATCGCCTACACGAAGGAGCGGACTGACGCCTACAACGCAGAGCTGGTGAAGATCCAGGAGTTCTGCCGACCCGAGTCCTAGTCCCCGTCCATTTCCATCGCGAGGGCGAACAGGTCCCTCTCGGCCTCAGCCCCGTCGGGTAGCTCCCCGTGGTAGGTGGCCCCGAGCTTCTCCAGGACGTGGGCAAGCACCCTTCTGTGGCAACGCTCAGGATTGGTGCAGTAGCATGTGAGGACCGCCCGCTGCCGGGCGAGTAGCTGGTCCCAATGCCCCCGGTGCCGGGCATAGGACAGGGACATCTCGCGGAGGTACTTCGCCGCGTAGTCCTTCCACTCGTCGTCCGTCGAGGTGCGTCCCGACTGCCTGATGACGAGCGCCGTCCGTAGCAGCTCCCATGAGGGGGCGAACACGGGGTCACCACTCTTGCGGGTGACGTTCACCGCGTCCGGGTCACGTGTCGAGAGGCGGGCGGTCCAGAGGTCCATGACGCCCCGAAAGCTCACGTAGAGGTCTTCTTGGCCTCGCATGTGGGGCAAGGCGGAGGCGTGTCGCGCTTCCGGACGTACTCGCTCACCTCGGCGTGGGTGGCGAACAGCTTCCCATCGAAGCGGAGCATCGTGACGCCATCGACCTTCTCGTACTGGGGATCGATCTTCACGGGGCTGATCATGTGGTAGGCGAGGTGGCGCCTACCCTCTGGGGTCGAGATCAAGTCGAGCAACGCCGGGTCGAGGGGCTTGGTCGTCATGTCCATCACCTCCATGTACACCCAAGCGTCATAAACAGAGTCGATTGTGCCGGCGGCGCGCCGCCTCAACGGTATTTGCCGGAGGCTGCTCTCTCGGACTTCGTAATGGCCTCGATACCCCACATACGACGTCGGTTTCGGATGGTTACTTTCGAGGTGCCGTAGAGGGTGGCTACTTCCTGATCTGACATGCTCAGGTACAGATGGCGGAGCATGTCCGGGGTCAGTGATGAGAGCGGGCGCTGATTGACGGATTTCTGATCCTCACGTTCCTTGGCAGTCAGGGTTCGGATCCCGTGGCGCTTGCGCTGTTGGGAGACGAGCACATCCGATACCCCGAGTTGTGATGCGATATCCGCGTCGGTCCTGAGTTCTACGGCGTATAGACGGTGGAGGGTGTCCGCATCGAGACCGGGTACGCCCGTGGCGTACACATCACGGATGACCTGACCCGCTGGTAGTACATAGGAAGGGATGGTGCAGGCTCCCCCGTGTTTCGTGAACACCAGGACGGGCTCCTCGCGACGTCGGCGTCCAAAGGTACCCAGGGCCATCCCCAGCGTCGTGCGGTGCTCAAACCCACACCTGACTGCTGCGTCGATGCATGCCTGCACCAGAGGGATCCGCCCACCACCCGCCAGGACCGCGTCGGCAACGTTCAGTAGCATGACGCCCCCGGGCTTCAGGCTATTGAACGACTTTGCGCACATTACCCGAAGGAAGCGGTCTACCCACAGGTCCCACGTGGGGTAGCGTACCCAACTCTGTGTTGCATCGTTCGAGTAGCGCTCCACGGAGAAGTAAGGGGGACTGGTGAAGACAAGGTCGGCCTCCACGCAAACGTCGGCCTCCTCGAAGGGGGCGTGGTGAAACGTCAGGCCGCCCCCCAAGAATTTGTCGAGATCCGCGTACGCCTTTGCGGCCTTCGGGTGGGGATCTACGCCTATGTAACGGCGACCCGCCGCAAGGGTACCAGCGGCACGTCCCCCGTAACCCGCACAGGGGTCGAGAACGACGCCCCCGACGGGGGAGAAGTCCTCCACCAGTCTCTTCGCCACCGCAGGTCGGAAATTGGAGGGTGCCGTCAAGAGGGCCCTCAGCGCACGGAATACATTCTTCGGGTAGAGCGGGTCACCCACCTTGCGTTGGAAATCGATGGCCTTGCGTACGTACTGTGGGTTGAACCACGCCTCACGTACAGAGGGTCGCCCTTCTCGCGAAGCCTCGTAGCGATACGGGAAGAAGCTATCGCAAAGGGCAAGACCTACCCGACCACCGCCTGAAATCACTCCACCCTCGATGCGGGCCAGGGTGCGCTGACGGAGACAGTCGAAGTCTCGGCGCGCTGCTTCTGGGGAGGGGCCCGAAGGCATCGGGAGTGCAACGATCAGATCGACCAGGTCGTCGTCGGTGATACCTGATCGAACCCGCTCCGACACCTCTTCCCAGGAGAGGGTCGCGCGGGGCTCGACCGCCAACCCCTGTCTGTCTAGTGCCCTCTGAACGGAAGCCACCGAAGTCCCAGTGGCCTGCGCGATCCAGTGGACAGACTTCCCTGAGTGCTCTGTCAGCAAGTCTCTGGTGAGCACATCCCTCGGTGCCATACCCCTGGCCCTGGGGCAGAGACTGAGCTTGTACGACATGCTCGCTGGGATGTGGGGGCTGACGAGGTCGATAAACCTCGACATGCTGGTGCGATCATGGATGTTGATAGAAGCGTCCCCACTAGTATCAACACTCAACACGGGTGTGAGGCCGAACCGGCGAAGTAGCCCCAAGAGGGTTTTCTGACTCTCTTCGTTTGGGGTTACCGCAAATCGGACATATCCGTTGTCGACCTTGGACCCGTCGTCAAGGAACCATACGGCAAGGGACAGGGCATCAAAGGGCGCCAGATCCATCTGATCGAACACCTTGTCGCCCTTTCCCGTAGGGTACGTCTGCTGCCAGTAAGGGAACAGGTTACTGCTACCGTATGTGCGAAGCACCTGGCCCCGGTAATCACGGCCATTACGGTGGGTTGTGACGAAGCGGGTTGAGCATACGTGCTCGCCCCACATGGCCGCTTTCCACTGCAGGTAGGGGTACTGCTTCTCAGAGTGGTATTCGGACAGCGCGGCTGTCGCACGTCCCGTTCGGAGTAGACGTGCATCGCCCAGAATAGAGCCCAGAAGGAGGGACCTTTGTTGAGGGGTGAGGCAGGGGAGCGCGCGGCGCTCCGACTTCGTGATCGTAGCGATGCCGTATTCACTTCGGAGTCGATTGACCTGCCTCTGGGTCAATCCGGTCTGTGCCGCAATCTGAGCTTCTGTGAGGCGTTCCGTCAAATAGAGCTGTCTCAACATCCCTTCGGTCATCCGAGCAGCCTACCGCCACCTGTCTACGAGGGTCAAGTAAAACCTGTTCGGGTGCTTACCCGTTGTACCTAGAGGACACCAACGCAGAAGGCCGGCTCCCTTTGGGGAACCGGCCTTCTACTGCCTGGTATCAGGCTGCTTCTTCTCAGAAGCGCGTGATGACGAGACGGGTCAGACCGCGCGGGTTGAAGGCGCCGATGCCGACATTCTCGAAGACACTGAAGCCGATCGTGCGGTTCTTCGGGTCGTCGGCGCTGAGGATCGTCAGCTCCGTACGGACCGGGAAGCGACCGAAGTTCTCGGGCTCCGCGCACACGTAGATGAACCCAACCGGCACGAGGCGGCTGGTGATGATCTGCGCGCCCCAGAGGACGGCCTGGAGGCCCGTCTTGAGGAGGGTTGCCTGCGACTCGATGTCGAGGATGTCACGGCCGAACTTGCGGATGTCCGCGTAGTCCACCGCGTTCATGTAGATCCGGGCCACACGGAGATCGTGACGCTCGATCTCGGCGAAGGCGTCCGCGAGGACCGACGGCGAGACGGGGGCCACGACGGCGACGTCGGGGTTGGTCTGGCCGGGGAGGGTGTCGAAGCCCGAGACAGCGATGCTGTCGAGGACCGCGAACACGCGCTCGTCTTCCGCCGCCTGGATCTGCGCCTTCGCGAGGTCCTGGCTGCGCTCGATGAGGTCGAAGCGACGCTCCTTGATCTGCGTGAGGGGGATCTCCGGGTTCGAGGCGATCTCGAACAGCGGGAAGATCACGCGACGGGGCTTCTGGATCGCGAGGATGTTCTCGCCTTCCTCGCCGACCACGAACGCGGTGACCTCGGGATCCTTGTCGTAGATGGGGAGGGCCCCATCGGGGAGCTGCTCGACCAGGAAGGTCTTGCGGCCCACGGCGGTGTAGTCACGGCGGAGGCGGAGCGGCTGGATCATCGAAGCAGCGAGCTTCTGGCGGCCTGCGGCCGTCTTGATGTACTCGCTGATGATCTGCTGCTTGACCTCGTTGGAAACCTGCTGGGTCATCATGGTGACTTAGCCTTCTCTTTCTTGGGTCTGGTGGCCCGCCGCTCAGACCCGGAGGTCGAGGACGAGGAGGCTGTTGTTGGCGTCGGGGGCCATCTTGACGATGCCCATCGGCGTCACGAACTTGAGGTCGTTCTGGCCGGCGACCTGGTACTCGTACGCGTCTTCCAACACGTTCGTGAGCAGGCCGTTGACCGACGCGAAGAGCACGTCGCCCGTCGAGTAGGTGATCGTCGCCGAGCCGGTGATCTGGTGCTTGGTCTCGTAGACCGAGCAGCCGACGATCGAGCCCGAACCGCAGACGTACGGCCCACGGCCCGAGGCAACGCCTGGGGTGTTCTCGTACGCGTTGCCGACCGCGTCGTTGATGAAGACGCCGAGGGGCTTGACCTTCGCGTCGTACGCGGCGCTGATCTTCACGGCACCGCCGATGAAGCCGTTGCCGTAGTCGTAGCGGGTGAAGGCGATCGAGCCGCCGAGGACGCCGACCTTCGAGATGCCGGCGAGAGTGGTGGACTTGTTGGCGGCGGCGGTGACGACGGGGGGATTCGCCTGCGTGAACGCGTCGGGGGTGAGAACACCCATCGAGTTGCGTGTCACGACCGCGTATAGCTGCACGCGGCCGGAGGTCTCCCTGAAGTCACCCGAGCCGATACCGCCGAGGGGGCTGGACATTGTTCTGTCTCCTTGGGGATTCGTGAACTGGGGTGGCTATCAATTCGATTCGATTTTGGGTGCCCTCACGATTGCTCGTGAGGGCAGTCCCCTACTGCCGTCTTGCCATCACTTCGGGAGGCCGAAAGCGTCCCGAACGTCCGGCGCCGACTGCCAGAGAGAAGCGAGCTTGTTGACTTCGCCACCGGCTGCGGGGGCATTCGCGCCACCCGCGCCGCCGATGCGGCTCACGCCTGCCGTCGGCTTGGTGCCCACGGTGCGAGTCGATGCGGTGCGAACCGTGTGGGCCTGCTTGCCCTGCCCCTGATCCTGGTCCTGGGCTGCCTGCGCATCCTGGGCTTCCTGGTTCGCGGTGAAGAGCTGGGTGAGAACCTCGTCTTCCGGCCCGAGGCCGATGTCGGCGAGATCCATCGCGGGGGCGTCGAGCTGGACATCCATCTCCGACGCGCCGGGCGGCGGGCCGCCCATCATGTCGTTGAGGATCTCGTCGTCCATCGACTGGACACCCTGCTGAACGGGCGCCTGCTGCGCCTGCTGAACGGGCATCTGCTGCTGCGCCTGCTGCTGCTGGGGCTGACCCTGCTGCATCTGCTGCGCGGCCTGCTGCGCCTTCTGGGCGGCCTGCTGCGCCTGCTGCTGCGCGGCCTGCTGCTCCTGGGTCGCCTGGTTCTGCATGCCCTGGTTGGCGGTGACGGCCTTCTGGACTTCGGCCTGGATCATCGCCATGACCGGGTCCTGCTGACCCGAAGTGGCCTCCTGCTGGAGGGCCATGCACTGCTCGGCGAGCTTGCCGGCAGCTTCGGCCAGACCGGCGGCCTGGGTCGCCATCTGGGGGTTCTGCGCAGCGGCCATCGCGGCCTGCTGTGCGAGCTGTGCGGCCTGCGCGGCGACCTGCGACTGATCCTGGCCGCCCTGGAGCGCCTGAACGAGCTGCTGTGCCTGCTGCTGCATCTGCTGACCGGGCATCTGCTGAGCGGCCTGCTGGACCTGCTCTGCCTGGGTCTGCATCTCTTCGGCGAGCTTCTTGATGCGAGCGACGCGGGCGAGGGACGCCTTGACGGTCGACGCGATGGCGTTGCGGAGGGTGGCCTGCTTGTCCTGGCCCTGGTCCTGCTGCTCGCCCTGACCCTGCTGGTCGTTCGCCTGCTTCGCCTGCTCCTGCTCCTGCGCGGCCTGCGACTGCTCGCCCTGGCCCTGCTGGTCATTCGCCTGCTTCGCCTGCTCCTGATCCTGCGCGGCCTGGCCCTGCTCGTCGCCCTGATCCGCCGCGAGGCGGGCATGGGTGTCGAGGAGCGCGTTGTCCGGGAGGAACATGAAGTTGAACGCCTGGTCCTCGACCATCTGCTCCGAAGCGGTCTTCGGGAGCATCATGCGAGCGACGGTCGTCGCGAGGTCGGCCTTCTTGACGAGGAGGGCCTCGTTGAGGGCGGCGGTCTTCTCGGGGTGGTTGAAGGTGTCCTTGCGGATCTCCCCCATTCCGATCTCGTTGCGCTTGCCCTGCTCTTCCTTCCAGCGATCGTCCGTGTTCGGATCCTCGCCGAAGGACGACGGGTCCCCGGTGACGTACTTCTCTGCCGAGGGCTGCTTGTTCACGTGGTCCTGATTCATCAGGTACGGATCGGCAGT